AGAGTGCGATCGAAAGTTGGATTCCCCCCAACTCTTTCATAGTCCTTATAGATCTGCCCAATGCTGTAAACGCCTGGGGGCGTGTCAGTATTTTTATGCCGCCATTCTCTATCGCTTCCCTGCCCCCGAGCAAGAGCAGGAGCGCTCCACAGCCTTGCCCCCTCAAAGCTAAAAGCCTGAGCAGTTTCAGAGATGTCATTCACAATGATATGGCTGTCTCCTTTCTTGAAGCCAAAATCATGCGGCGTTTTTTTTGGCCCAGTCGCTCCAGGTATAATCAGGGGGCGTGGGTCTTGGGGAGTGGCCTGCTGAAGGGGGAGAGCGACAACAGAAGAAGTTGGGGGCGTGGGGGAATTCTCATTCATCAATCGAATGAGTTTGGTTGCGTAGTCGGGATCAGTAGCATACCCCTCTGAGACAAGCATCCTCGCTGCAGCCTCTCTGCTTGCTGCATTGTTTACACCTTTGTAATTCCTGAAGTCTTTGTACCACCTGTCAACGAGATACTTAACACAGTCCTGGGGCGTGGCGAAATCAATAAAGCTGTCAGTAATCTCAATCCACTTGCCATTGGTAAACTCTTTTGTCTTTGTTTCTGTCCCCGCCCCCTTCAGCCCAAAGTAGTTGTTGCGCCCCGAGACATGCTCGCCCCAGCCGCTCTCCAGGGCCCATTGGGCGGCCACCAGCTCAGGGAACTCTGCCCCGGCGGTCTGTGCCATCGAAGAGACTTGCGCCCACCCAGAAGGCCCTCGTGGGGGCGTGAGAGAAGCCAGTGGAGTCTTATTGGGCACTGCGGCAACCCAGATGTCTCTGAGGTCGCCTCCAGGCTGCAGAGCCGCTGGGTCAAGCTCATCGACTCGATCGAGCAGCCCCTGAAGAAATGCCAGGTGATGCGACTTCGAGGGGTCGAAATGGTTGGCGTAATTGTTGGTGGGGATTTTTTTCATGGTAAAGACTTGTTTACGTTTATGCGGGGATCGTAAATCCTGAACATTTCATTAACTTCTTTCTCGCCCCAGCTCTCTCCGGTGACGGATTCAAGTCGCTGCCTGAGTTGCAGATTTAGATCATTTGCGTTGTATCTAGAAAAAGCTCCTGGTATTATCTCGTCAAGAAATTGCATTGCAGCTGGTGCGTGCTTTGCAATCTTCCGTTTCATAAACCTTTTCGCAACAGGCTTAATTAGTGCCTCTTCGATACCGAGAAGCACAAAAGCAATTGCAATAGACGAAAGATTTTCCAGGAATACTTTAATCATTTCACCGCCCTCTGTCTTTGTTTCTGTTTTTGTTTTGACCCTTGCTTTGATCTTTCTGCCTTTCCTCGCCGCCCTCTCTGGCCTCCTTTAGCGCCTTTCTGACCTGATAGCGACTAATCCCAAAGAGTTCTGCAATATCTTCCTGTGTCTTGCCACTTTCGTGTTCCATGACAATTTGATCTGTCGTGGGCGGTGGAGAGATTTGTGTGGGGGCGGAAAAAACAAAAGAATCAATTGGCTCCGATTCTACCAGCTCCCTCGGGGGCAAAATAACTGGTGTTTCATTTTCTCTGAGCTTTTTATTGTAAGTGTTGAACCCGCCCCACCCAGTCAGAAGAATCAAGGGGCCAGAAATCAGAGCTGTTGCATTCTCTTCAACGGTTTCATCGCACTGTTTAGGGGCCGTCTGATAGCGAATGCAGTCAACTATTTTGTAACTGGCAATCATTGTCATGATGACCCCCGCTACAATTGGTCCGCCAAGTGCTGCTGGTGCAAGAGATGGCTGACTCTTTGCGGCGGCTTGCGCTCCTCGGAGCAGCGTGCTTGCTGTGTCCGAGCGCATGAAGGATTGAAGAAATTTCATTGCTTAATTTCGAGTTTGATAAGCCGTCGATCGTGTTGATCAACTTTTTCTTCTAGTTTTTGAAACTTTTCCCCATAGGTGTCCTGGTTTTTTAGAATTTGTGTTATCTGGCTTTCAAGTTGCTGCAATCTGCTTGGCAGGCTCATGACAAGCCAACCCATGCCGCTTGCCGTGCCAACAATGGCAGCCGCGAGAACAGCTGACGACGTGCCTTGGGCTACTTGCACGACGGAGAACTTCTTCTCCCGTACCCCTGGCTGACCTTCGAGGCCTGACATAGAAAGAGTGCTTCTATTCCCAGGGTAGCCACAGTGCAAAACTTAACAAAACACTTGCATTTAGGGGGGTCCAGGATCTTGGTGTCGCAACGACAGGCTTAGATTCCACTGGATCAGCGGCTGTATCTGATCTCAGTCTGCAGAGTCGGCGCCAGTGTCGGGCTCCGACTCTGCGCACTCTTCAATGAACCTGATCAGGTTTTCGTCGCGGCTGTGCGCGGCGTAAGGGTCAGTGTTGATAGCCAGAAACTGGCGATAGACCGAAGAGTTCAATACCTCCGGTGCAGTCGCAGCCGGGGTGTAGTCAGGATCGGATGGCAACATGGTTAGAGCACGACGTTAGGGGTAATGCTAAGCCCGTGTTCAGGGCTAATCCCCCGCACATACGAGCGAAGCCCGAGATTTAGCTCAAATGGATTGTCGCTTTGATTCACTGCTGCAGTAGTAATCACCGGATTGTACTTTTTACCAGAAACGCCTACTGGATTAGGCTCTCCAAATGTAGCGCTTCCCGGCACATACTTAGGCAGCACTTGCGCGGTCTGTGATGGGGCTTTGCCTGCCACCTTGAAGATTGTATATGCAGTATTGTCGGCCAATGCCAGGCCCAAGCGGGACTCAAAGCCAAGAAGCACAGATGCTCCCCGTTCTTCGTCGTACAGGTTGCTGTTCCCCAATAGAACGCCCCTGACCTTGGTGCTGTTGTAGCCGTTCGAGCCGAACTTACCCAAGAACCCTTCTGACACTTCCACCGTCGCGTTTTGTGAATCAAAGGTCAAGAAAGCACGTCGAACCGTTAGGCCCACTTGAGCATGAATAAACTGGTCGAAGAACGGGCCGTCATCATCATTGGACGGATACGAACCGGAGTCGGTTACTAGGTGAATATGATTCGGGAGATACTTGGTAACGTTTCTGTACCAGTTGCGATTCCTAAGGGCAGAATCGCCATAGCTAACCGCCCCGCCTAACTGGTCAATAGCAAGCGGCCGGGTGGAGATAGTGCCCAGGAAGGTGTGATGATGCTGCCGCCACGTCCATGGCGCAGCTACTGACGCCGCTCCATAGTGCGCAAGGCCTGAGTCTGTGACAACGCTTGTCACGCCAGTTCCGGCGCTGGTGATCGTTGTATTTCCACGAAGGTAGATATTGCTGAATCTCAGCAGGACTTCTCCATTGGTCGCAATATAAGGGCTGCCAATGCTGTCAAACGCTTCTTTCCTGCAGGGAAGCGATGGGCCGAATACGATCCCCCGAATGTTGGCCAGTTCACGTGAGCTGCCTTCAACCTGGATCACAGCTGTACTGCTCAGCCCGGCATAACTAGCTGTGCGCGAGCCAGCAACGCGCATTGCGCTTAAGAATGTATCTACATTGGTAGCCGTGTCAGTTGTGTAAGCAGCGCTTGGCAAGCCAGTAATAGATCCAACAACAAAGGCCGACTCAGGTAAAAGATTGTTGGCAATCGCTTTGATGATATGTGCAATTCCGAGGAAGTGAAAACCTCCGCGAAAATCAACGCTGCGTCTGCAGCGAAGCTGGCGGCCGGCGACAACCACGCGAAGACCTGGCCCCACCGAAACAGCGCGGGCACCTACAGTAAACGAATAGAAATTAACCCTTGTGGAAAAATTATCATAACCTGAGCCATCAAAGAAATTATTATCAACAGTCTCATCACCAACTATAGTCCCAGGGAATATCAGCGGCCATCCGGCCTGCGTCGGGTCACTCGCCCTGAATGCCACATTGCATTCCCAGATTGACGCGGGATCATAAAGCCCAGGTGCAATTCGTATTTCGGCCGTTTGGTTGCCGCTGCCAATAATGGCATTAGCGTATTCAGCAGCTCGGGCAAGTGTAGGAATTGCGTTTTCCGGGGTAGTCGGTGGCGATTCAAACATGGACACCAGGTTGCGATCCGTCGCCGTGCTCTGCACGTAAATCGTGATCGTTTCAGTTCCAGCCGACACCAGCCGCTGCGCCTGCCGCCAGCGGTTCAGGCCGCCGATTGTCACCGCATCAGGGCTGTTTTCCAGTGCCGCATCTGAGCCGGCCACTGTGCCAGGCAGTTCGGTCAACTGGGCAATGCTGGCCAGCTTGACCGCGCCGGCCTTGGTGGTTTTCGCCTGAGACTGGCTGCCGAACTCAGCGGTGCCGCTGATCACCACGTCCTGCAGCTGAGCCGTGCCGCCGACCTGGATGCCGTTGGGGAAGTCGGTCCTTTGCGCCTCATCGAGCGATTGCCCGCCAAGCGATTCGGGGCTGATCGTTGCCCCGGTAGCAATATCCTCAAGACCGCGAGGTGTTACCTCGTAGCCATCCTCATTGCTGCCTTTGGGCGTAACCCTGCCGCCTGCTGCGTTGGTGAAGTAGTAGGTAAACTTGTTGAACTCGCTCATATCCTGCTGCACAGCAGGCATGGCTTTCGAGTAGTTCCCGAACCCGGCCCACTCCCACTGGTGGTTGTAGAGCCTGATCGTGCTGGGCCGCCTGAACTCCACCGCCCAGTTGCCCAACCCCGTTGCAGCCCCACCCGATGGCGCCGTGGGGAAGTCCGCCGAGCTGCTCGGGTCGCGGTCGCGGCTGGCCTCGACCTGAGGCACCAGGGCAGCATGAGCAGCTGCATCGGTGAAGCCGAGAGCTCGCAGGAAGGCGTACGCGCCCAGGTAGTCAGTGCCGGTGCGGTACTGATCCCGCACAGGGCCCGCACTGGTCCAGATCGTCATCCAGTTGATTCCCAGTGTTGCCGAGTCCTCCGCATCGCTGGTATCGGTATCCAGAACGATGATCGGCGCCTCCTGGCTGATCGAATCTTCAGGATTGAAATCTGAGGGCATGTGCACGAAGCACTCGCCCCACAGCGCCGGGTCAGGGTTGGCGCCGGAACTGATCAAATCGCGTGAAGCTTGCCAGTGCTTCCCAGCGTGCTTCACCACCGTGCCACGCCGGTAGAACGTCGCGGTGGCGTAGGTCTTCGAGGGTGCGCCCCGGCGGATTGTCACCTCTGCGGTCTTGGCCACGCCAGAACCCGGCAGCGGCCCCGTGCCGGTGGCCGTTACCAGCAGCACCTCTTCGCCGCCAGCAGTCAGCGCCCGATCAATGGCGCCACCTGAGCGGTTCGGGTCGGTCTGCAGAACCGTGTTGCGCTCCGGGCGCCTGGCGTTGGCGGTGTTGTTCAGGATCAGCGATAACCGCCGTTCGGCGACGGTCCTGGTGTCCACCACGCGGCGGAGATACACGCGACAGCCCACCGCAGCATCACCCGCGGCGGTGTTGGTGCCGGCCTGCAACGGCGCGGCAGTGATGCCGATTGCTGCCGGCGTAGAGCTGCTCCAGGCGTTGGCGCTCAGCGTGGCCCGCCAGTCAGCGCCATTGGGGTTGTCAATCCAGACTCGGGTGCCACTCGCAAAGCTGTAGCCGGATGCTTCCAGGATGGCCGGGGCAGTGGTCCCACTGCCGATCGCCAGACCGTTGGTGAGCGTGATAGTCGAGCTGGTCACACTGGCCACCACGCCCAACTCGATGCGGCGGATGTTGCTCAGCTTTTCGCTCAGGTTCAGCGGCACACGCAGCCGCCCCACCGTCCAGTTCTTGTCCTTGCCGAATGCAAATGATTTATAACCCTTGGCCAGTGCAGATCCACCGCCGAACGTTGAGTTGCCGCCGTTATCAGTGATCTCCCCGCCGGAGTCCACCATCGTCACCTCGGACTGGCCGATCCCGAAGATCGACACCTTCTGGATGTAGGCGTTATTGATCGCCGAAATGTGGCGGGTCTGCCGCGCAGGATTCCTCCTTACGTTGTCTGGGTCGGCGTTGATATACTTCTGGTAATCCTCTGGTGTATTAGTCAGGCTCACCCAGTTTCCTGACTCATACACCTGCCAGCAGCGCATATCCCTCTGCTGGTTGGTGCCAGTGAAGTTGGCGCAGACCATGCTGCGAAGGCCGCTTAGCTTGGCGCCATCCCAGAACGCCCCGCCCATGCCGTAGTGGGAGCGCACCGACACGTTGAAGATGTACGGGGATGCTCCAGTGGTGGTGTCCCACTGTGAGCTTGGTGTTTGCGTCTGATCGATCGGGCCAACGATCTGGTATTCACTGGGGCGAGCACCAAGTAAGGCATTTCCAAGATCAGCGCCCCCGCCAACCGCAGACTCAATTTTTTCGTAAAAAAGATCCAGCTCAGTTTTGCTGGCAGGATGAAATACATCAAGCAGGTGGACGGATTCGGCGTGCCCGATCTTGTCCATTGCCGTAAAATTAAAGAAGAATCCAGTACCGGATACCTTCAACATCGCACGACGATTGCTGTAATCAGCAGCCTCGTCCTGCATCGCCGGAACCCATGTGGGGCGAATGGTGGTTTTACGAAGATCCTGCCCATGCAGGCTGCAGCCGCGAGGCCCCAGAACGCCACCAGTTGGAGGGTTAAAAGCAATCAGCTCTTGAATTGTTGGAACTTTTTCTATGCCCCAACTTGCAAGACTTGCGCTACCACTACCTGGATCAGTATAAAGTACATGCACGCCCCCAGAAAGGACAATCGTTACGCAATCAACATGAGCACGCGGATCACTATACGTGTACCAATTTTTTGATGTAATAATTGCTGCTTCGATTGCAGCGCGGTTAATTGTCTTGAAGGGGCGAAAAGGTGTATATCCGCACTCAAGTCGCTGAAGCTCAATGCGTTTTAGCTTGCTTGCAATGATTTCTTCGTCTGTTACACCAGTCTCACAACTATTGTATGCGCCACCAACGAATTTGTCACTGCCAATATATGGATCAACGTATAAAGTAAAAGGTGCACTAAGGGGATCGGATTGAGAAAGGGCGCCAGCGACGATCGAAGCCCCGCCCCCGAGCTGACGCATTGCATCGACAAGCGCAGCAATTTGCTCTCTGAATTGCTCGTTCGATGGCGTTACATTCAGAGCGCCTGATTGCCCAGCACGCTTGATAATCGTCATTTGATGCGCTTGTGCTCCTGTGCCTATCCTAGCCCTCCGAGGCAAGGGCAAGCCTGATCTTGCCCGTAGCGACAAACTGAATCGTCATTGTAATGATTTCGGTAACTGAAGTGTCTACCGTGGAGTTAGATATAATAATTGGCGTTTCGTAATAGATTTTCTTGCCTTGCTCGCAATCATTTTCAGAGGAGCTTGAGTCTGCAATAACAAGCTTTGCATTCGCCTTCGCTCCAACATCTGTCAAGAGCATGAGGCGCAACAAGGAGGACGGCCCAAAGAGTTCGTAATTTTGCTTTGCGTCAACAATTGCATTAAAGCTTCCCGCCCCCTTCAAGGCACCCTTTGCGGACTCTCCAAACTTTTGCCCAATTGCATTTTGATCAAGAACATCAACATTTGTCTCAAAAATCCAAGATGTCAAATTAGCAACCTGTTTCCAGCCGCTTACCGTCGAACTCTCTTCCAGAAAGCTAGATATTTGATCGCTGAGCGATTGAGGCAGAAACTGATTCCCGGCTATCTCGCTCCCCTGGTCAAAGAAAATCGTGGGGGCGGCAAAAGAAATAATTTCATTGATGAGTGATTGCTCGTAATTGCCATGAGGGGCAGGCAAAACTACAAGTGCCCCCACATCAAGCTTTAACAACGGAATTAACGAAGAACCATTTCCATTGATAGCATCATCTTGAGATGAGTAAAAAGTAATATCATCCATTTCGTCTCTGTGTATGTAAGCATACGCAGAATTAGTCAACGGAATGTCGTCATAGAAACTAGAGGCATCGCTGCCAACATAAGTATTACCAGTTGCCAGTCTTGCTGTACCCTTGGGCCCAGCAACAAACTCTCCGCCTCCGTAGAACGAGTAGCCGCCAGGGCAAGGGGCAAGACCAGCCTGAGCCCCCTGCAGTAACCCCAGGGGAACACCTCTCTGGCACAGCACCAGCACTCGATCACCGGACCAGAAAGCGGGCTCTCCCAGGTCCAGGACTGTGCCTTCGGGCCTTGAGACCAATCGAGAGTTGTCAACAGCTGCTGGCAGCCCCCACTCCCGAGAGAAGGAAACCGTGCCATGAACACCAAGTAGTGCCATCAGTAATTAGCAGAGGGCTTGCCGCTCATAACAAAGTTGATGTTTACAGTCGTGTTTTCCCCAACAGAAATCGACTCGCTCTGACTAGAAATAAGAACCGGCCCTGACAACGTGCCCTGTGTCTGCCCCTTTCGCAAAACAAGCGTAAGCTCATCTGGCGACTCGCCATCATTCAAGATGCGATTCATTATTTGGGTTGTTGCAAGGTCATCTGTTTTGTAAAGTAGAGTTGCACTGCCGCCGGTATTTCTCTTTCCGTATGCAAAGGTATCATCCATGTCCCCGATTCCCGTAGTCTGAAGCGTATCCCTCGTTTTGTTGATTGAAACATTGAGCACCTTGGCAATTTTGGTGCCATTCCAGCGAAGCTCGCCCTGAGTTGCGTTGAGGATTGACATTAGGGGAATCTGAGTTCGGCTCTTAGCCTTACTCTAGTGGTGTATCTGCGTCCAGGAACTCTTTCAATTACCGGAGGCTCTTTGTTTACAAAGTGCCAAGACAGTCCCGAACCTTGTTGAGCAAAAAGATTTGCAAAGGTTTGATCTGACATACCAAAGAAAAGAATTGCTGGTAGCACTAGATCTTCGATTGGCCCCCTGGCAGAGACATGGGCCTGGACAATCGCAAGTGCATTCGCTTCAGATATATTCTCAAAACTGAGATCGAGAACTGCATCTGATGGCTTACTGGACCAAATCCTGTAGCTCCTGACCCCCGACTGAGATCGTGACTCCGTAATTGCCCACTCCGGGGGCGTGAAAGTGCATCCGGTGGGCTGTATTGCAGGAAAGTTGACGCTCATCGAAGGATCTCCCACGTATTTACATTGTCGTCCCAGTTCTCGGCCATCAGCAGTATGTTGTTTGTGTTTACCGGAGCGTGTATTGCTTCGATGTCGAATTTGCCCTCTTCGGTAGGGGTTATCTTGGTGATTTCATAAGTTCGCACTTGGCTCTGAGACTGAGCAACCGTAAAAATTATCCCCACCGGAGAACCGATACCAGAGGAATTGACAACAAGAGTTTGAATCGAGGGCGAGGAGCTGCCACCATCCCAGCCAAGCACGGAATAAGAGCCGGGGGCAAGGCCAACAGTAGATACGATTGTACCGTCTTTGAGTACAATCCCATTGTTAAATTCGCTATAAATTGTGGAGTCCAAAGCAAGCTTGATATAGTCTCCTGGGGAAAGGTTTTTGCAGACCCCCTCGACGGAGGCGTAAGTTACAGTAAAGCGAATCGAGTGATCTCGCAGCCTCTTCGATCTGATGCGAAACTTGCAAACATCAATTGCGTGCTTTTCATTTGTGACATAATCACTTAGGTCGATTGATTCAATCGGATCAGAGCTGCTCCCAGACAGCTCTCTAACAAGGACCTCTCTTTCTACAGGGAAAAAGCCTGGACTTGTTAGGCTTGAGCTACTTCTTTCTTCTCGCCACTTTGCGCTTACGCGGATGGGGCGAAGGTCGTCAACTGGAACTGTCTCAAACTTGAAAGAATTTTCTTCAATGTTTCCAGCCGTGAACAATGCTTTGTGCTGAACTGCGCCGAAAGTAAATGCAGGGGCGAGAGAATAACGCCCATTGATCTCTCTGAAATTAAGCAGCATTGTTGCTGCTACGTCCGCCGCCCATTGACGAGGGGCGTTGGTTCCAAGCATGACCGCCCCATCGAAGAAGTAGCGGCGGTCAAAGCACCATTGGGCAGATGCTTGAAAACTAGCAAGGTCGATCAAGTCATCACTGATTCGCCCCGGCCCATACTTGACGTTAGTGAAGCGATCAAGCGCAATATCTGGAAATAGATGAGAGGGACCAGCTGAAAGACTATTTAGGAGTCTGCGAACAACGGTGCCGCCCGTCAGGTATCCAGACAACTGTCTGAACTGCGCCCATTCAAAAGCCGAACGTATGTTCAACCCCACCAGTGCGATCCCGTCGTAGTTGGGGGCGGGCGAGTTTTGGGATATTTCGTTCACATAAACAACTTCGTGTTCTGGCCCTTGAGCGGCGGAAGATTCAACCTCTTCGTAGACAAACTCCTCTGCTAACTTGCCCCAGGCATCTAAATAGTTATCACCATCTGGCCTTGGGAAGCCCATTGAAGTGTCTCTACGTGTTGCATCAATGGAAAAGCTTGACTTTGACCTAGATATAGACTCATCAAGCACCGAAGGACTTATTTGTGGCCCATTTGCGTACCAAAAGACACCCCCAGAAGAGCCGCTGAGGACCGAAGACAGTTTGGCGTCGAGCACCACCAGCTTGCCTGCGGCTTCCCCAGAGCGGATCTCCCAGCCGGTCAGGGGCTCGATCCTGAACTCCCACCGCTTGCGAGAAGGCATCTGCAGGCGGATGTAGGAGAAGGAGGATTGCTGCGTCATGCCCCTGGTGCCAAAACAGGGGGTGAGGGTCGTGAAAGCCCCAGTAGAGCCCGATTCCCTATAAGAAAGCCTGAAGAAACTGTATCTTTCTTCCACCGAAGAAATTCTATCTGACTGATATTGATCTACTTTAACGTTATCGCCCCTTTTTACCGTGTCGCCCTCTCTCGACTTACAGGCAAAGTCATCGGTTTCATCCAGGGTTAGCGCATCTCTGAAGTTGCAGATTCCGTTGATTCTGATGCCAAGAGTAGACCTGATGCCAATTTCCACAAGCCTGCATTCGCTTGCTGTTGAAAATGAAGCGATAGCAACCTTGCTCAAATGCGGCCAGCTCGTTGCCGTTTGACGAGTTGCTGATTCATCCCCATCCTTCCTCAGCTCGGAAATGGCAATCGTGCTAGCCGAACCTGCTCTGACAACTCTAAAATCGGCAGACACGCTTTGCCCCGTACCGCTCGCCCCCTCTTCTGAGTCACTGATAAAAATCTTGTTGCTTGGGGTGCGGGAGGTGCAAACAGCTAAGGCGCTGCCAATTTTATACAAATCCCCAACTACAATCGCATCATCCCACGCCCTCTGCCTGCCCGTGACAGAAGACGCAACATCTCCACAATCAAGAGAGGCTGTTTCCTTTTTTGTGTAATTAAAAAATATCCTGGACCTGAGGCGCAACGGGCTGGTCAATACCTGGACCGAGCCAGAGTCATCATCAACCTCAACAGTAAACCGATAGCTTTTGCTTGTTGTCGTAGGAGTGCTTCTTACCCCAATCACCAAAGAACCTCCCTCTTCTGTAATATTTACAGTGCCTGCCCCTTTGTTTGATTGCACTCTAATGTTTACATCAAACCTACTCCGCAGCTCCTTGCTTCCATTTGAGACATTGATCCAATACCTAACCAGATACTGCCCATTCGCAGCATTGTTCGCTTCAAGATGATCAACGATTCCCTTGACATCAAGAGTTGCATCCGCCTCAAGTCCATCTACAGCACTTGAAACCGACCCAACAGTCATTTTTGCGCCAAGGGCAAGGCCCGTGATCACATCATCCGACGTGTCATAGAAGTCGGGGCGAGCGCGAACCTCTGAGGAGGATGTCCAGGTGTCAGAACTTCCATCAACTACCAGGAAAGTAGTTTGATAGTCACTGCTTCTGTCAAGCGTGTAAGTAAAGGTATCCCCAAGCGCAAAAGAGCCAGAGGTGACACCAGATCGAGAAGAGTAATATGCACTGAACTTTTCTCTTTCTGCTTTTACGGTCAGATCAACATCACAAACAACCTCGGAGTTACCAGAATCCCCCTTGGGCTTCAATCGAGCAACAGCCTGCGCTCGAACTCTGGGGTTTAACTTAAAACCAAGATTGTTGCCAATAAGCGTATGAATCCCAAACGTCGTGGAGGTAGAAGGCTTAAAGGATGCACTAAAGTCAGACGCATAGACATTCCCAACACTTCTTAACTGAAAAACATCTGAGCCCCCATCGTTTTGAGCGTTGCCAACATCTGACGCCGCCAATCGCCCAGCGATACGATCAGTCGATACAATTCTTCCTCCATTGGGGCGATGATAAACAGTTAATCTGCTCGCTGCTTCATTTGCCGAGCTGTTGAGCAAGTCATAGCTTGCGAGGCTGTTGTCCCCAATGGCAAAACCGTTGGGATCGATTGAGTGAACGCTGCCCTCCCCGATCATGAAGATGCCTCGAAGCATCTGAGATCCCCCCAGGCTCAGGATTTGAGACCAGAGCAGCGAAAGATTGACCCTTGCGCCCCCATAGGATTGCCCATCGAGCGTTTCCCGATTGGCGTAAACAACAGGGATGGGGGCGCCAATACCTGCAACATCCTGCGTTGCATCAAATCCTGCACGGGGCGCAAAAGAAGTAATTGATAGTTGACTGTTGCCAGTCCTCTGCCTTGCTCTTAGTTCTGGAGGGGCGGTATCATCCTGCCTCGAAAGCAGAGCGCCAACAATCTGAAAGCCAATCCCAATAAGCGTAATTACAAGTGAAACAGTCGCAATGACTGAGGCGGGATCTCCACAAACAACAGAAGGCTGCGGCCCCTTCTTCGCCTGAGCCGCCACATAATCCTTCCAGTATTCGTACTGCTCTTCGTCAAAGCCAAGAAGCGAGGCGATGTAGCGATCAGAAGGCAGCACTGCGGATTCTCCAGAAGTCCGTCTTCACCAAGGATAAAGGAACCCAGGCGACTCCCTTGCGATGGTGAACGAACAGCACGCCATTGTCAACGACAACCCCAATGGCAAACCCCGTAATCTCATTGCGAGTCATTGAAAGATCACAGCTCTGGGGCGCATCAACTCTAGTCATATATTTGTGCCACTCTTTTTCAAGCTCGCCCCACCTCCGAGAGGCGGCCAGCTCGATCCATTCAGAAGAAATGGGCGGGCATGGGAAATTGTTAGCCAGAAGAACCCTGTGAGCAACAATCAGACAGTCTGCCCCCTCTCCATTATCTGGATCTGCAGCAAATTTATGTGGCAGCCCAATCCACTTGTAGTAATCAATAATCATCTCAGGCTCAAAGTGCCACTTGTAGGCAGCGCCCCCACGAGAAATTGTGACAGAACCCTGCCCCCAATCGCTCTGACAGAATCAAGAGAGGAGGCGAGCTGAAGAACAACGCCCTCCTGGGAGGTGTCGTACTGAACCTGAGAGCAGCTCCAAGTTTCAGAACAAAGAAGGGCGTCGAGAGAGAAATCTGAACGATTAACCTTTACAGTCTTTACTTCAAGCAGCCAATCTTCTTTTGCCGCCTCACGGAAAACGTTCAAAGTTAGATCACCGGCAACCGTACTGATAGCCGCCTCGCTTCTGTCGCCCCCTTGCGTTGAAGCATTTGTTGCAATTGCAATTGGCACAAACGGATAACTGACAGACTGAAAAGTTTTGGACTCTCCAGGGAAGAGATTCTGCGCAGCCCAGGTCGTGTAGATCCCGTCTCTGCGCTTGAACCTCATGAAGTTGCAAAGTTCCATTTACTTCATACCAAGAGAAGCTCGAATACGGGGATTGTTTTTGATCCCCTTCTGAGC